GATGAAAGATGTAATCTTGCCACCCGTTTTGATTCGTTAGTGTGCTAATTTGCCATAGGTTAACTTTTAATTTTTTGCTCTTGACTTAAAAAGTTAACTTGCTTATACTTTAGCTTGTTTGACCCTTGCTATTGTTAAGAGAGGTTAACTTGAAGATTGTCACAATGGAACAGATCGGAAGATCATTAAACGGAATATCAAAGGTAGCAGTTTTTAAAATAATAGGTAAAGGATTTTTGCAAAAAAACTCTGACGGCAAAATTGACATAGATGATCAGGTCAACAAACAATATCTTGAGTCAAGACACGCAGACTTTGCAATATTTGATGAAATAATTGAACCGAAAAAACGGAAAGTAAAACAAAAACCGGTAAAAAAAGAATTAAAACCCCGCAAAAAACAGCAAGAAAGTATAAAAAAAGAAACACCAGAGAAACAAAAACAGCCAATTCAAGAGCAAAAACCGACCAGAAATCCAGATAAAGAGTCTCTTTATGAGCTTGAACTAAAGATAAAACAGGAGACCGTGCTTGCTAAAAAAGCCGATACCGTACTAAAAACGCTTAAAATTGAAGAACTCAGGGGCAAACTTATCCCTCGTGATCTTGCAGAAAGATATATTGCAGATACAATCGGAGCTTTTTCACAGTCGCTTATATCTTTGCCCTTTGCGGTTGTTGATAATATCTTTTCAATTATGACCGAAAGCCCGAAAAAGCGTGAGGACTTAATAACGCTCTTGCAAGAGAAATATACAAAAGAAATGAGCAAAGCCGCAGAGCGTGGTTATAAGAAGTTTAAGCGTGAATATAAAGAACGCATACAGGAGCAGGAACAACTTGAACGAAACGGATCTGAACAGGATAGATGAACATATTGATTTTTTATATGACACGGTAAAATCTGTAATCCCTGTAAATGTAGGAATACTTCCAAGTGAATGGAACGAAGAAAACAGATCAATTCCCCCGGAGTTTTCATCAAAGCCTGGTAGATTAACTTTCGACAATTCACCTTTTTGGAAAGAAGTAATTGACTGTTTAAGCCCGCAGAACCCCACCCGTGAACTTGCTGTAATGAAGGGCAATCAGCTTGGATTTACGCAGATTGTCATTGAAGGTGCGATGGGTTATTTTATCGACTGCTTTCCGCAACCTATCCTTTATGTATCTGCAGATAAAGAACTTGCCGAATTGAATATGTCAACACGAATTGACAGTTTGTTAAAAACCTGTGACTTGCAGCATAAAATCAAGCCGTCAGTAACAAAGAAGTTTAAGTCAAAGACCGGTGACACAAAAAGCCGTAAAGAATTTTCAGGCGGTTTTATAGCGGCCTTTGGAGCAAAGAATCCAGACAAATTAAGACAGATTGGTTATCCGGTGGCCCTTAACGATGAAATTGATACTTATGCAGATGATCTCAAAAATCAGGGCGACTCAATAGAACTTATCAGGCGCAGAACAGATGCCTTTAGCGAAACAAGAAAGATCGTTTATGGATCAACACCACTAACAAAAAATAGTTCTAATATTGAAAAGTTATTTAAACAGGGTGATCAATGTTATTATCAAGTGCCTTGCCCTCATTGTGGAAAGATGCAGGTTTTAACATTTGGTCACGGCAAGGAAGGCCCCGGATTAAAGTTTGAGACAACTGAAAACGGAAACCTGATTTATGATTCAGTTTATTATCAGTGTGAAAATGGTTGCAAAATTCAGGAAGTCTATAAATATGAAATGCTAAAAAAAGGCAAGTGGGTTGCAACTGCTGAACCATCTGTAAAAGGATTAAGAAGTTTCCATATATCCGCTTTATACAGCAATTTTTTTAAATGGAACGGAATAATAGAAGCGTGGATAAGTTGCACGGGAACCGGAGACCCCGAAAAGATGAAAGCAAAATTAAAAGTTTTTATAAACAATATCCTTGCGGAAACTTGGGAAGAGCCGGAAAAAACAATCAGTTACCGTGAAGTTATGAAGAATTGCCGTAACTATAAACCGGCAACCGTACCAAACAAGATCGCTTTAAAAGACGGCAACGGCAGAATCGTAATGCTTACAGCCGGTGTTGATGTCAATGGTCAATATGATAAAACAGACGGTTGGCTTGCGTTTGAGATTAAGGGCCACTGCTTAAACGGGCAAACTTATTCAATTGCTAAAGCTGAAATTCACGGCGTTACGGATAAAGGCGGCAATGCTTGGACTGCTCTGAAAGAATTAGTTGAGGAAAGTATTTATACAAGTGATGACGGCATAAATTACAAGATCAATTTAACCGGTGTAGATGTCGGTTTTAAACCAGATGCCGGATACTGGTTTTCAAATTACTGCGATAGAGTTGTTCCGGTTGCAGGTCGAAATGATAAAGTAAAAAATGACAGAATTGTTTTCCGTCATAAAGTTCCGCTCGGTACAAGATGGAGTGTTGACACCGTTCATTACAAAAATATGATTGCGGACCAAGTTAGGCTAATCTGGGATCAGATACCGGGGAAACCGCAACCTTACGGGTTTATGAACTTTCCTGATGAAAAGCATTACAGCGGATTAGAGGATGCAGAATTTCAGAAACGGCACGGCATAGTATTAACCGGAGCCGGGTATGACAACGATTATTTTAAATGTTTTGGCTCGGAAGCTCCACAGGTGGAAAAAGACGACCCTAATGAAGAGGGTGGCAAAGTTGTCGGATGGAAAAAACGCAACAGCAAAGCAAGAACACACTTCTGGGATGTTACAGTTTATAACTATGCAGTCAGAGATATTTACCTTATGGGGATTGGTGAAAGTCTTAAAATTCAAAAACCCGATCCGTTTGGCATAATGGTCAAACTTGCGGAATATCTTGAGACCTACAATGAGCAGTGGGGATTTTAAAAATCCTTTACATTATAAAAAATCTTTACATATAAAAAGTAAATAAATTTTACAAAAAAGCCGATTGTAAAATTATTTTACATTTTCTCTTGACAACATTGTAAAAATACTTTACATTATGTTGAACTATGGAGGGCTTTCAATGGCTACTCTTGCAGAATTACAGACACAGCTTGCGGAAGTCAACACCGCTATTAGTGCCGTTTTAACAGGCGGTCAGGAATACCGGTTTAACGATGGACAGATTGAAAGTATGGTCAAGCGTGGTGATTTATTTCAATTAAGACAGCTTAAAAAAGATATTGAATTTCAGATCGAGGAACAAACTGAAACGGGTGGTTTTTATGGATTTTAAGTTCTGGAAGAAAAAAGAAGAGAAAATAAACGAAGAACTTAAACAGAATTATGTATCTGCTCAATTATCATTCATAGACTTTGCAACAAATTATTATAATGGTGATAAAACCGGAATGTATAGCGGTTTCGGAATAACCATCGACACACGGATTATTGATCTTAAAACATTACAATACAGATCATTACAACTTTCAAGAGAAAACGGGTTTGGAAGTGCAATATTGGGATTGCTTGAAACAAAAGTAATTAACAGCGGATTAAAATTAAGAGCACATCCACTTGAGCCGATACTTTCAGAGATTACTACAAACGAATATCTTGACGGATGGAGTAATAAAGTTGAGTGTCTCTGGGATGTATGGAGCCGTGACAAAAGACTTGTAACAGCAAAACAGGATATGACCTTTCAAGAACTTGAGAGAGTTGTTTACCGCACTTCAAAATTATCCGGTGACTGTTTAGTTATAAGATCATTTAATAAAATGGGATTGCCGGTCATTGAAGTAATAGACGGCATCAACATTGAAAGCCCTGTAATGGTGGATAAAGATATTGTTCACGGTGTTGAGCATAACGCAAACGGAATAGAGGCTGCTTATTATTACAGAAATAAAAAGAATGAACTTGTCGAGGTCAGAGCATACGATAACAAAGGAAAACGGAGAGCGTGGCTTGTAAGGTCAACTGAAAAACGAATTGACGAACGCAGGGGACTACCGTTGTTATCCGTTGTAATGCAGAATATTAATGAACTTGGTAAATATCTTGATTCAGAGCAGAGAGCGGCCCTTGTAAATTCTTACATTGCAGTAG